GTCACGATACTCCGGGTCGACGAGCACCTCGGAGGCGTGACGGTCGAGCCGTGCACGAGCCTCAGGGTCACCCTGCACACTCGACTTCAGGAGATCCTGAAGGTACGAACGGCCGTTGCCCTGCTCGTAGGTGCGAGCCTCGTTGATGACCTTCGTGCGAGACGTCGCGATTTCGGCCTGACGGAACGCCATCGCAGCGTCAGCGTTGCGCTTCTCCTCGTCGGAAAGCTCGGCGACACGTTCGGCACGAGTCGCGATTTCTTCGTCGAGAGCACGGATCTGCTCGGTGAGGTCCTGGAACTCGCTGTCCTCGGACTCGTTGAGGTCAGCGCGGCCCTCGTCGTCAGCCATCTGCACGATGGCTTCGCGCTTCGACTGCAGACCCTCTCGGGCCTTGCGGGCCTCGCCCTGCTTTGCGATGAGACGCGCCAGCATCTCTGATGCGGTTGACATTGTTAGCCCTCCTTGGGCTGAGCGCACACCTGGTGCGCGCCTGTTCGTTGTATGGGATGCCGTGGAGGTGGTGGCGGCCACGAGAACGGGTGCGCCGGCCCCTGAGCGAGGTGGCGCTGCCCTGGCGTGGTGCTCCGGCCAGTTAGGCGGTGAGTTGCAACAAACGCCGCGCCTGAGCGACCGAGGTTCGTTGCGGTACGGCCGGCTCAATGAGCCGGCCGAGAGTCTGGTGCGCAGCGCGCACATCGTCCGGGTCGATAGATCGCAGCTCGGCGAGGTCACCCTCGGCGAGCGCTGCGATCGCCGACCGCATCCCCGCCGAGGTGTGCGGTGACGCACCGAAATTCACTACCGACACGTCGCCCTTGTCGAGGTTCAACTCGAGGAGACGTCGTTCGGACTCGTCCGAATTCCATTCATGGCGGATCGTGCGGAAAGCAAACGACATTTCGTCCATGTCGCCACGGCTCATCTTCACCTCAAGCCGCTGCACATCAGGGTCGGAACGGTCCAGGTCGGCGACAACTTTCAACCCGACCTGATCGGTTGACAGTTGAAGCGTGCCGGACTTGGTGCGGGCCAATGGCATGCCCTCGTGGTTGATGAGCAGATGCAGATCCGGTTTGCGTTTCAACGTTTCGTCGAACGCCCGACGGTCCACGACCTCAACCCAGCCGCCACGCTCCGGGCCGCCGTACATCTCATAGCCCTTATCGAACACCGACGCGTAGCCGGTGAGTGTCGCCGTCGCGTCGGATGTGGCACGGAACTCGAACGCCTCACACTTGAACGCACGCCGTTCAGGCGCGCCGAGGAGCCGGTCGGCTCTAGTCGCTGTTGCGGTCATTGGTCGCCTCCATCAGATGGTTCGACAGATGGTTCAGGGGTGTCGATCCCTACGATCGGCGCCCAGTTCTCAAACGCCCGCGCCTCAGACGGGAGCATCCACGGTTTGTCGCCGGTTGCAAGCCGGTACGCCTCGAACCGGGTTTTGAGATCAGATTTCAAGAACCCGCCAGTGTTGAACTTCACGAACTTGCCACGCGGGAACCACTCAGACATCGCACGTTCGAGCCGCACCAGCCACGGGTTCACAGCGTCGTTTAGGAAGTCCTGGGCGCGCTGCTCACGGTTCGCATACGTGACACTGCCGGCAGTGCCCACCGACACGCCGATCTTCTCTGGTGGCACCCCGAAAATCGCGCACACCATCGCTGCGTTCGTCCGGATCGTCTCAACCAACTGAGTGTCGTTCGGACTGGACTGCCACGGCTCGAGCTCTAGGCCCGCACCCAACACGGCGATATCCCGGTTCGCCACAGCACGCTTGATCCGATCTTTGATCGTCTGCGCCTGCTCCTGGGTGATCTCCTGATCGGTGTGCGCCACAGCGGTCGGATGCGCTCCCTGCGAGAAGAACGATGCACCGTACTGCTCGGCGTCAAGACCGAGGGCCACAGTACGAGCGAAATGAGTGATCGGGTCCATCCCAACGACCTCACCGGGCCACACCAGCCCGGTACGATGCCACACCTGTTCGTTTGAGAATGTGCGCCCATTCGGGCCTTTGAACACCTTCCGACCGGATTTCGCGTCGATTTGAGCGGTGATCGCCCCAGGTGCGACAAGGTTGATTTGGGTCGGATACTCGTTGCGGTCACGACTCGAAATCAGGCCGTACACGTTGCCGGTCGTGAGCAACGCAATCATCACTTGAGACAACCAGTCGACTCGATCGGCGTACGCCGACGGTTGCTGCAGCATCGTCGGCAACGAATCAACCGGAACCGGACCTTCCGGCGACACCTGCAGTAAGTCCACCGGCAACGTCGAAATAGCATCAGCGATCGTGCGTGCACACGCCCACACCGCCCAATGACGCAACCCGCCCCGGCCCGCCACCAACGGTGTCGCCACGGTCTCCAAGCCAGGTGGGGGGATCACGGACGGATCAACAAGGAAATCGTGCGACACGTACGTGCGCCGTTCCAAACCGCGGCTCAGCAAACTCACTGTCGACCCCGGTCAAACAGATAGGCGACCCCGACCAGCAGCAAACCGCCAACAATCAACCCGAGCGGCTCGGCGACCATCCAACAGCCGACAGCGATCAAAACAAACCCGACAAGCTCCATCAACGTCGTCACCGCAACCTCCTCACCACACACTCGCAGCCACATCAACCTGCTGATCGACCGCCAACGGCAACAAGAACCGACCACACGTAGCCCCAACCAACGGTGAGATCGGCACCGTCGCCTCACGACGATCCCACGCCCAACCCTCACCCAACCGGCGCTCGCCAGCCTTTTCTCCAGCCATGTCGAACTGCGGCTGGCCCTCCGGACGCGACAAGCGGCCCTCAACAACCTCAGCCAAGAACCCTTCGCACGCCGCCCGATACTCCGACGTGGTCAACCCGCGAACGTCGACATTCTGCCCCAAACGAGCCAACTCAACCCGGACCGCCTCAGCCTGAGCCAACGCCGGACCGGCAGCGTTAAACACGACAACACTCGGCGACACCCGACCCACCAACGTGACCACATCACCCGCCAACCAACCAACACCCGGACCGAACTTCACCAACTCCACATACGCGTCGTTCAACGTTCCGGTCGCAACCCCGACCGACCCAGACCTGCCGTCCAGATCAACATCAAACCAGACAACCAACGGTCGACGATCCGCCGCCACCCTGGCTTCGTCGAGTGAACACCTAGTGGCGGCCCACTCGCCTGCCGGAAGTTTCGCAGCAGCCTCATCGGCCGGCTCAGGATCGAACACCCCGAGGCGTTCACGACAGAACTGGTCGGCAGGCATCGACGCGAACTCGGCATCGAGATACTGCCAAGAGATCCGCTCACCAGCAGTCGGATTCGCCGAAGCCCACAACTGCCGATCCGACACCTGGGCTTCAGTAAGCGGCCGAGACTCAACCCGGCCCTTCTCAACGTTCCACGACACCCGCTCGGCAGTCCACTCGGAATACTGCAGCCGGTCCTCACACTCACCAGTCGCCGCAGCACGCAACGCACGCTTCCGCAACGACCACAACAACGTCGAATCGCCCTTGCCGGCAGACGACGCATACCACACCTGCGGGTTCCGACTGGTCGACAATGTAGGCAACGACGCCGCCACCTGCTCGGCAGTCAGCGAATACGCCTCGTCATACACCACCAGATCAGCGCCGGCAAACCCACGGCCAGCACCACCGGTGCGGGCCGCATACTTGATTCGGGCACCGTCCAACAGCTCAACACCCTGCTCCCCGTTCGCATAACGGATCGACTTCACCTCGGCTTTCAACGCTGGGCACGCTTCGATCTTTGCCACCAACCGCAAAAACGCTTCATTCGCGGTCTTGAACTCGTGCGCCGTGTGGATGATCAGACGCTCACCCAGCAGGAACAACCCGAGCAGTTCACGGGCCTCCAGCACATCGCCCTTGCCGTTCTGGCGAGGCACGATCTCGCACACCTCAAACGACGCCCACGACCCGTCCTGCGCCTCAGCGATCGAATCAGTGACCTCGGCGAGCTGCCACGGGTCCAGCCAGATACCGACAGACTCGAGGAACCTACGAGCCTCGTCCGCTCCGACGTTGCTGTGAACGCCGACCGGACGGTGCCTCACCGTAGGCCCCCGCACGGCGCTCAGCTCTGGCCTGTCGAGCAGCTTCGAGGTCATCTACACCCTCCGATGCTTTCCCGCGTCCCAACCGCTCAACCTCACCGTCGATCGCACGCAACTCCCGGGACAAGCCGCCCAGCGCAGACGGCGGGGTGTCCGGGGATTCGAACGCTTCTCGCAGCACCCGTTTGCGGTTCAGCAACTCGATTACTCGTTTGTCAGTTGCCATCCCGACACCTCCGAAACGGCCTGACGGCCCACGATTTACGGGTTAGAGAGATATCTGCCTGAC